TTTATAAGAGTGTCCATTGATAAATTGAAACTGAGGTTCTCTTACACTAGGGACTGCACTTGTGATAATAGGATCAGGTGTAGTTGAAGAATAGTTATTGATTAAAATAGTAAATCTTCTAGCAGTCTCATTCCTTACTACTGTAAAATCACCAAGATAAACTGAATCGTTCATGCCTGAGAACCAAACAATATCATTAGATTTAACTTGATGTGCAACATCACTACGACATACAGCTTCTAATGTAATTTGTGATACAGTGAGTTGGAAACCAGATCCAGTTCCACCAACGTTAAAATTATCAACACCAATAGTATCACCAATCTGAAATGCAGTACCTCTATTTTTAACAGCATTTACTACTATGGTTCCACCAGCAGTAACAGTAAGGTCTAATAAAAGGTCTTTTCCAGATCCAGTTAGTGCCTTCATTGGAACATCAGTGTATATTCCCTCTGAATAGCCAGTTCCTAGAGAATTTGTAGTAGTAGCAATAACTGCACCATCTGTACGTCTACGTATGTACTTCCATGTCATCGAACCATCAGTAACTGTTCCAGTTAAGTGACTTGGGGCGTTATTAGCGTCTGAATCTGATGTTCCTGTTACAGTCGCTTGATAAACTCTGTCCGCAACATAAACTAAATCATATTTGTTATATGCAGTGCTAGTTGACCAAGCAGTAAGTAAATCCATACTTACTAAGTCAAAATACTTAAAGTAGAACTTGTTATAATATTGTAAAACTGCAATTTCTCTTTCGTAACTATTATTACCTATGGATACAGTAATTGCATCTCCACCAACCAAATAATGTTTGTCTGCAGTAGTTAATGTAGCAATTGTTACATCATCATCTCCGACAACGTAATTTAATGAATTTACAGTCTCACCTGTGACAGTTGATACAGTGGCACTTATTCCGTCTCCTCCAGTATCAGTATTATCAAATATTAGTCGATCATTTACTTTATATCCAGTACCACCACCTTCGACAAGATAATCATTAATATTACTTGATGAATATCTATTAGTAGCAGATACTGATAACGATTCTGCTACACCTCCACGAATTGTTGGATAGTAACTATAATAACCAATACCATCTTCAATATATTGAAGAACTTCTCCAGTTTCTAAAGTTATTAAAGTTGTGCTATCTTCCATAGCCAAAACAAAGTCAATTCTGGCATCTAAAGTTTTTCTCTTAGCAGTGACATTATCAGTCCCGATATATGGTGCTCTAAAACGAATAGCGTCTTCTGTAAAGTTTCTCTGTAGACCATTTCCGTCCCAGTTGACTTCATTTGCTTCTGAGTAAAAATCAGGTCCTATAAAGTATGGAAATTTAGGTTTTCCACTAACACCATCAATTGTGCAGAAGTAAGCATACACACCATTAGGATACTCTGGAGTTACGCAATATCTACCGTTATATCTGTCTAAATTTCCTAAACCCTCTACATATTCATAATCTTCTATAAACGTTCCCATAGGGTCTGTCAGACCGCTTAGAACGGACGCTCTGGATGACTTTATCCTATAACTAGTTGCTGGTTGAACATAAGAATTATATGGGTTCTGATTTTCTGGATCTTCAAATCCATAAGGTCCGTATATGGGATGTCCATCATATGCCCAACCTATAATTGGTGAATGTCTTGTCGGTGTCTGTTCGATCCATGGAGAAGGATCTTGAATAGTTGGAATTTTAGTTGAGATACTATCTCCTAAGTAATATCTAAGATTATTTGGATTATAAAAATATCCATACTCTCCATCATATATTCCAATATTTTCACCAGTCACTACTGTACCAGAAGCATCGTCTACAACTTTCCTATCTGTAAAAGTAGCAGTAGGATCATTAGTCTTTATCTCTCCTTCAGTAGCTGCTTCGTTATAAGTTAAAGTTGTTAAGTTGGTTGTAAAATTAGCACCTGTGCCAGGATATACAATACTAATTTGAGTATTACCTGTAGTATATCCAACTCCTTTGTTTGTAACAGTAACAGAGGTAACTTGGTTAGTAGTTAGATCAACAGTAGCAAATGCAGTAGCACCAACTCCATCTCCAGTAATAACAACGTCTGGAGCTCCAAAATAATCAGCACCACCAAATGTAATAATAATGCTTTCTATTTTACCGTTTAATATAGATGCATAACCTACAGCACCACTACCAGATTGTAAAGTAATAGATGGTTCGTAAGTATACTGTGTTCCTGCATCTGTTATGTTTATTGCATTAATAGGTCCTCTAACAACAGCGGAAGCAGTTGCACCTGCACCTCCTCCTCCACTAATTGCAATAGAGAGAGAATTCATTTGATCTTTTGTATATCCACTACCACCAGATGTTACACTAATTCCAGTTACTCTACCATCAGTAATTTGTGCTACCGCAGTTGCTTGTGTATTGTTTGGAGCACCACCACCAGTAATAGAAACAATAGGTTGACTAGTATATCCACTACCGCCATTGGTTACGTTGATTGCAATAACTCTACCATCAATAACGGCTGTTGCTGCTGCCGATAAACCCAAAAATTCAAAAATAACAGTTCCAACTTGAAAAGTTCCACTCGTATGAGTTGGATACGCAGTTTTACTACTTACGCCAGGTGTTACTGCTCTATATCTTCTTACAACACCATTATCATCGTGTTTTACGATAGTTCCACTAGAATAACTTGTATCTAACTTATAAGTAGGTTCAAACTCTACTGTTGGTGGGTTTTCAATGTCATATCCATCTCCACCGTTAATTTTAGTGATAGAAACAATTCCACCATATTTTTTAGTCTGATTTCCTTTATATGAGAAAAATGGAACTCCATTTACACCAATTCCAACCTGTCCAATAGGAGTAGGTGTTTTTGTGCTTTTTGTAGAGGGAACTAGTGGTATTCTCTTTAAATATCGTTGATTTCCTACATCTGGTGCATCTGAGGCAAAAGGACCTATTGGATGTGATGGTATACCTGTACTAGCAACAAGTGCGTCAGTTGATGACTTATAAACGTTTTGAACATCAGCTGTAAACCCAGAAATTGCATTATTGATAGATGTATATACACTTGTACCAAATGCAAACTCTCTAGAGATAAAAAACTCAGGATCAGTTTCTAATATTGCTGCTGAAGGTGCAGATGATAAAATAAACTCAAATTTGAACTCATCTACGATACCAATAACATCATGTTCGTTATTATAGATGTCTTCAGAAGCATTTAAAATTCTAACCTTGTCATCTCTCCTTAAACGATGTTTTTCTTTAGTTGTAACTGTGACACGAACAGAACCATTAGGAGCAGGTGATGCTAACTCTGCTGTAACCCCTCTAAGTGCTTTTCTAACGTTATATTGGAAAGAACTCCATATTGGATCAAGACTATCAAAACCAGGTGCTCTAGGGGTTGTAACCTTGCTTTGGGGAAGGTAATATTTACCACCGTTAGTTAAATTAACACCTCGTGTTCCACCAAAGACTTTTATTTGAATTTCAGACCCATCTACGTTACTTTGACCGTAAATTTTAAATGCTGCGAATGCTTCTTGACCTGCAATGTGCTCATCAGCAATAGTTCCTTCTCTAGCACGAGTACATCCAAGAAATTGGTTAACAGTTTTGCTTTCGTAGCTTATTATTTCATTTTGAATTCTAAATTTGCCATTTTGCTCTGGCCAACCTAAAGTAGAGTCAACTGTAATCGTTTTAAAGTCTAAAGAGTTACTTACATCAGATGCAACTGTTGTTTTGTAAGGTGTAACAAAGGTTCCTTTGGAATTATTAGTATCTACGTCAATTTCAAAAATTGCTCCACTAGATGTAAAGACTTTTTGCACACCTTTAACATAAATGCTCGCTTCATTGACATATGGATCACTTGGATCGTTTTCTTGATATAAAATCTGTCCAACTAACGCTGTAGGATCTCCACTAACTGCTGTAGCACGAATTACTTCCCTAGAAGTGTAATATGCGTCTGATGGTTTGAATATTCGGTCTCTTGGGTATGAAACTTCTGATTCTACTCCAAAAAGTGTTCTTAAAACAAACTGAAAAGACCTAGTTGTGCCTTTTGAAGCGTAAAAGTCCTTAATTCTCTTAATTACGGTAGATTCAGTAACTCCATCTGCAAAATTCTTCGGATAAGTTGACAAATACTGATCTTTGAACTGCCCCAACATGAAAAGTGGGAAAATATTGTTCAAATTAACAACTTTTGCTCCTAGAGCATGTTCAGCAGTATTTGTTTCGGCAAAAATGTACTGACTTGCGTTTCCAACTGCTTTTACAGCGTCAATACCTCTTGCACAATCATTAAAAATGGTCTGTCCCTTGTTTTTGTAATAAATGATCTCATCATCTATCATCAAAAGACCTTCATCTGGAAAATCACGAGTTGAAGTAACGTCAACTGTTGTAGAAGTAGTTGACATTGAAGAAATTAGGTCAGTTTCGACAACTAAATCTCCATAATTATCAATATTGTAATAATCACCCCAGTTATTGATTATATCAAAACAATATCCTTTTAATTCTTGTGATTTATAATATGCCTTAACAAATTCTATAAACGTGGGGTATTGATCCTGAATGAATGAAGCAAACTGGCCAGGAATATTATGAGATATTTGTGATTTTGATTCAGCAGTAACTTCAGACGGTACAGGTTGAGTTGTAACCGTTGTAGTTGGCGTAGTCCACTGCCCGACCTTCCAAGATGATTGATTAGTTGCCATTCTTTGTTAACTATAGCTGGACTCTGGTACAACCCCAGTACCAGAAAGATTTGAACCACTACTGATAGTGTCTTCTACAACATTAACAGTCGTATTATCTATACCTATTGTCAAATAGGTTTCTCGTAAAGATATAAGGTCATTTGATTCTGGAACTGCACTAATTTGTAGCGTATTTCCAGTCGCAATTGTAGATGTAATGACAAGATCGTTAATTACAATCTCTCCCATGTTATAATCAACAGTTCCCCAAGAACCACCAATGTATTCTTTTTCGCCAGTTCCTTTAATATAGAACAATCTCAATAAACCTGCTCCGTCATCATTGAGAAAATATGTATTAATAGTATCACCAGAAATAGCAAATCCTGAAGAATTTACAGTGGGTTGTGTGGACGTTCCTATGTTAATGCGGTTACCATAACATATCTTATAGTTCACACGTGCGTTCAGAGTCACTATGACGTTCTTTCTCATCTTGAGACGAGTGATATTTGAAGTAATTGAGGCATCTGAACTATCAATTATACCCTGAAGTTTAGAATATTTGAACTTTCCACCAAATTTATTAAATTCAGATCCAGAATTAAGTGCAGTTAGAGTAGAAATAATCGCATTTTTAACTTGATCGGAAGTTTTGCGTGTAATATTGGGATTAAAATACGCAAAAGTGTCAATATCAATGTATAATATAGATGGATCAATAATTTCTGGCTGAACTGCTGCTACAGAATACTCTCTAAGTTTTTTTAATACAACATTTTTTTCTGATAAAGATAATTTTTCTGCATTTTTTGGTTTTATTGCTAAAAATACTTTACCAAACTGAGGAGGATCCGCTTCTTCTCCACCATAACAAGCAATTGACGCTACATTGGGGTAGATATTTGGAATAATTGCTTCATAATCTCGTGTAGAAACTGCTCTACCAAATGCGGAATAGAATTTTGGTGCGGAAAACTTAATTGCTTCTGTAGATTCTGCATCTTTACCGCCTTCTGGACGCTCAACTAGAGTAATTGTTATTCCAGAAGTCACAGATTGAGCTTCATCATTAATAAATGTCGCAATATTTTCAAATTGTAGTAATCCATTAGCTCCAGAACCGCTAGAAGTTGTGTAAGTAGTGCTAACTACGTCTCCGTTTGCTAAATTTCTACCAACAATACCATCTCCGAACATAATTTCGGGTCTTCCATATTCAGATTCTTCCAAGAAAAAGACTTTTGACGTAGAATCTATCTTTGTAATATCTGTTGCTTGCAAATAACGCTCTGTGACAGTTCCAGAAGTGACCTCAACACGTAAAGTAGACGTATCTGCGTTTTCATTTGTTAAAATAAAACGCTGTCTTTCTGCAGTATTACGCACAAATGTGTCTGTGAGGAAATTTCCTTCATATAATTCAAGTCCAGTAAACGTTGCAATTCCTGTTTCGCTGTTTACACTCTGTATTACGTCCTGTCCAATTGAAAAAACGAAGTTATTATTATCTAAACCTGTAAAATTAATTACTAATCCTTTCTGTAAAGTAATTCTGGCTGGATATCCTTTTGTAATTACGCCTTGTGCGTTCGTTGTAACCTGTGTTTGTACGTTAATATTTACTGTACACTTACTAGAACGTGCAGAACGAGGTGTATAACCAAGCATTCTTGCAAGTTTTACAACATTTTCACGTAAAACTGCCGTTTCAAGGAAACCTTCATTGACTGCAAGGTTAGCATTTACGCTTGTATAGTAAGTATTATACGCAAGAGTATCTAAAAGCACCGTCATTGACGATCCTTCAAAATCATAATCGCTAAATTGTGACTGTGATTTTAGATAATCTTTAATTTGTGCCTTGATTTGATTAAATTCTAAGGCATTGACCTGTTGAAATGACATTATTGTTTCAATGCAAGCTCTACTGAATCTACTTTAGGAGGTATTCCTAAAATTACATAACGAATTGATACATCTAAGGAGTTACGATCCTCTGTCCAATCAACTAAAGTTTCTAGATGTACAACTCTAGGTTCATGTATATTGATTGTATCTGCAATTCTATTCTGCAAATCAGCAGAAAGACTTGGATTTGCATTCTCAAATAGCAACCCAATTACGTTGCCACCGAACATAGGATTAAATGGTTTCTCGTGAAAGTTATATAATATAATATTTTTCACGGACTCTTTAATTGCAGCCTCATTCTTCAGTGACAAAACATCATTTGTTACTGCGTTTTTTTCAAAAGTCAATGAGAAGTCACGAAATGACTTCGATTTAAGAGACATTTATATCCAAAGTTTACCTTCAGATATATTTATACTTCTTTTTTAACATTCTTTACCTTCCTATCTGATCTAGGATCGGTAATCAAATATCTGCAGTATTCATTGCCATGATCATAGAAGTGATCTGACATGTCTACAGGAATGTTAGCATTCCTTTTACCATCTACAATTCTATTTGCCTTGGCCACGATACCTCTTTTTTGCTTTGTTACGAGAAGAAGCACTATACTTGGTATGCTGTCCTCTACCTTGTCTTGTTTTCTTTGGACGGGTCTCAATCAATGATTGTCCCATACTAAATCTCATTGCCATAATTTAACCTGCGAATACGTTTGGTGAACCTGCTGCAACACTTGTACATGTCGCATCTCCTACTCTACCACATCCTTTGCCATTTACAAAGACTGTGCTACTACCACTTGATATAGCTGCACTGTGAGGAGGGCACGGTGAGCCTGGTAATAAGTGTACAGTATTTTTATCTCCTTGTCTAGAGATAGGAATACCATTACAGAAGACGTTACCGCTACCCTGTGCTCTGGACATTCCAGAACAATGAGCTACATCTGCGTCTCCTACTCGTGTTACTGCTGGCATATTAATAATAATTTGAAATAAAGGAACGTATACCTTCCCACTCATTATATATCTTCAATTCAAGTGTGAAGGTTGCGGGTGTTTGAGCAGTCAGGTTGCCCACAGGACCGCTCTCCCATTGTACAGTTACGGTAAACGTCTTAGTTACGTACGACGTACCATCCTGTTGAAGGTCAAACATCACCTTATCTGGAGGCATGTTAACCAGTCGCTCAACTGTCACAGGGGTAGATGTCTTATCTGATTGCCCTTGCTCGACATATTTGAATACGTCTAAGAATGGATCTGATAGTGTACCACCTATTGATACAGATGTACTACCATCAGTAATGACTAGATCGGGTTCTACACCATCTACAGTTGCTGTAACATTGGTTACATTAGCAACGTCAGGAGCAGTTGCTGTAGCAGATGCACTCACTGTCTGGCTAATAGCAAAATTAGGTCTAGTTATATCTGCTAGACCCGTTACTTCATCAGGAGTTATAGTGACCGTCATATTCTTCTTGTATTAATCCTTCCTTTACTGCCATTGCATACATGATACTGTGTATTGTCATATCGTACGCACTTGTCCATGGTTTCGTATTCTCGTTTGCTATCCAACATTGCAAACTCCCATACATTGCTTTGGGTATGTTATCGTCAAACCATGCGTCGTACTCAAACTTGCTCATTTCTTTTCTCGTTTCATTAACTCTTGTAAGTACTCTGCATATCTACTCATCTCCACATGGTCATTTACAGTATGTGGGGGTTCTGGTACTTTTGGTTTAAAGCTAATAAGATGGTCGAAAGACGCAGGTAAGTCTCTGGCTTTCGTATGCCTTATGAGTTTATCGTTATCTCTGATAACGAATTCTCCTTCCAGTGATTCCAGTCCTAACATGGTTTGTACTTCCTATGAGATATATTTAGAGACCAACGACGCGATTTTCGCGGTTTTTTTATGAAACGCGAATTTTTTAATCTCTACCAATTCGTATCGTCATTCTCAGAAAGCTCAGAAACAGTCTCTGTGCACTTCTGAAGTTCCTCTTCTTCTCTGAGTAATCTCGTTTCATGGTCGCATACAACATCGACCAACTTCTCATATTCCTCATGGCCAGGTCGTCTCATCATCAGGTTACTGACAGCACCTTCAAGTTTAGTGAGTCTAGCGAGAAGTTCTTCGTTTGATAAATGAGAGTTCATAGTTCGTAAAGATCGTATGATGGGTTTTAACTTTGCTTTCTAAGTAATCGACAATTTTTTTTAATTCTTCTACTTCTTCGTTGAGTGTTTCTATCTTATTGACATAATACTCTTCGAGAGTTTTTCTACCATATTCAGAGTAGTAGATATGCGGTTGTTGTTTGCAATCGCCTGACATAAATCCTCCTAGTCTTGTTTAATGTCAAATGTCCATTTGATTGCCTTGATATAATCAAATGTATCCCCAATGTCCTTATCGCAATCTTTCTCATACTTACGATCACACAAGAACTTACGTAATTCGTAGATACTTTCGTAAGTCCCTACTTGGTCTAGGTGTTCATCATAGAGAACGTATTGCATGGCAGTGTTGGAGAATATAATAGTATATATTATATCTTCATACCAACACAATGTCAATAGGTAACATAACCTATTATAGCACTAGGTAACTCCATCAACTGTATCATTTGCTTTTCAATCTTCTGAGACATATACTCTCCTATCTTTCCTTTCTTCCACTTA